ATCTATATCAGAAGGTGGCTCTGCCATCTATGCTGCTGGTTATCTTGGCACCAATGGTGCTATCTATAAGTTTACTTTATCTACTGCTGGTGTTATGCCAACCCTTACCTCAGGTATTATTGCAGCACAACTACCTAGTGGTGAGTATCCACTTAAGATTGAATCTTATCTAGGCTACCTAGTAATTGGAACTAACAAGGGTGTGCGTGTAGCATCTATATCAGATACAACTGGAGACCTAAGTTATGGTCCATTAATTATTGAAGCAGCAAACACAGGATTAGACTTTGCATTTAGAGATAGATTTATTTATGTAACTGGCACAATTAATACCTATGCTGGCTTATACAGAATTGATTTAGGTAACGAACTTGAGACATTACGCTTTGCTTATGCTAATGATACCTACCTTGACGGAGCAACTGGCTATGCTACTAGCGTAGACTTTGTAGGTAACTCAGACCAGATAGCATTTACTACCTCTGGTAGCAATGGTATTGCTATCCAATCAACTACAGTTCTAGCCCCATCTGGTTATATCAAGACAGGTAAGATTCGCTACGGAACTTTAGAACCTAAAAACTTTAAACGTTTAATTGGTAGAGGTACATTTAATGTAGGAGAAACTACCTTATCTAGTGTAGGAACTAACGATGATGGTACTGAGACAGAGTATGACCATATTGTTTACAATACAGATGTTAATCCAGTAGAGATAACTACCTCTGTTCCTGCTGATGCACAAGAATTCTTAGCCTATAAATTTACATTAGCACGTGATGCTACAACTACTACCCTTGGCCCTACCTTTAAAGGTTATCAGGCTAAGGCTACTATTGCTACACCTCGCGTAAGAGTTATTAAGTTTCCTGTTTACTGCTTTGATATAGAGACAGATAGATATAACACTATTGTTGGCTATGAGGGCAGAGCATTTGACCGTATCAGATTACTAGAAGAGATTGAGAAAACTGGTGATGTTATCACCTGGCAAGACTTAACTACATCTGAATCATTACAGGCAGTTATAGAAGAGATATCATTTACTCGTATGACACCACCTGATAGACGATTTGATGGCTTTGGAGGAATCATAGAAATTATGATTAGGACAGTATAATGAATGCTAATGACTGGGCTGGTCTTGCGCTAGCAATAAGCACTATGATTGGTTCCTTTGCATTAATGGTAAGGTGGCTAGTCAAACATTATCTTGAAGAATTAAAACCAAACGGGGGCAGTTCGGTAAAAGACCAAGTCAATAGATTGGAAGCCCGCGTTGACCAAATTTATCTACTCCTTTCTGATAGGGATTAGCCTACTTTTAATACCACAATTAGCCTATGCTGATGAAGTACTTATTGAATTAACCCCAGAGATTGCTTATGTAGATACTGTAGTAGAGGTAACAACTCCTACTGATTATGTAATTGAAACAACTACTGGTCCTAGATTTGAAGTATCACCTGCTGGTGTAACCACAGAGCGAGTTGCTTGGGTAGATTCTTGGATACAATTACGCCAAGGCGATACTGTCTTAAGACAAGATGATGATGGTAATCATAATAGTCAAACTAATTATTGGGCATCAAGGTTAACTGGTAATGCAGCACCTGGCACATATACAATTCGTGCTACATCATATGATTATATAGTTGCAAATCAAAGACCTATTGGTACTTATACTTTAAGTAGTAATTTAATTAATGTTGCACCTGTGCCAGAGCCAGCACCTATTCCAGAACCAGAGCCAGTACCTCCTCCTGAGCCTGCACCTGAACCTAGTACCACTGTGGTACCACCTATAATTATTGATTACCAACCAGTAGGACCTGAGCCTGTACCTGAGCCTCCCGTTCCTGTTGAAGAACCACCTACACCAGTCGTAGAAGAGCCTGTTATAGAGGCTCCAGAGCCTCCTATAGAGCCTGAAGCACCTCCTGTTGTAGTAGAAGAACCTCCTACACCCATAGAAGAGGCACCTCCTGTACCTGTAGAGGAACCACCCGTTCCAGTTGAGGAAGCACCTCCTGTAATTACTGAGCAATCTACACCTGAAGAAGTAGAAGCGGCAGTAGAAGCAATCATTGAAGCAGCAGATGGTGAAGCCATTACTGTTGAGGCTATTGCAGAAGCAGGTCTTACTCTTGAAGACTTACCATCTGATACTCCAGTAGAAGTTCGTACTGATGACAATGGTAACGCAGTTGTAATTACTGCAGAAGTTGCTATTGCATTACAAGTATTTGATTCACCTGCTGAATTAGTAAGTGCAATCTTTGATAACCCAGGACAAGTCTTAACAGCCGTAGCAAATATAGGTGCTGATATGTCCGATGAAGAACGAGAAGAGTCAGAAGAAATTATTGTTGCATCTGTTATCGCTAGTCAGGCTGCTATAAATGCAGCAGGTATGGCAGCAGGTACGGCAACTAGAATTCCAACGCCAAGTTCCCCTGCTGGTGGACCTATGGCTGGTAACGATAAGCCTAAGTCAACTAGAAGGAGAAAACCTTGAAAATATTAAAAGATATGATTGAACAATTATGGACAGTACTAGGTATGTTTATTGCCTGGGTTGTACTTGATGGTTCAGCAAAGACTGTAGTTGGCTACGCAATTATCGGAACACTAATTGCTTGGGCAATTACTTACCGACTAAGAAACCCAAAGGACGACAATGAGTAATGTAGTGGACATAGCCAAGTCTCAACTTGGATATCAAGAAGTAGGTACAAGAAATGACAGTATGTATGGTAAGTGGTATGGACTTAACTACAACCCTTGGTGTGCAATGTTTGTATCTTGGTGCTTTGACCAAGCAGGACTAGCCGAAAAGATAGCAGCCCAAACTAAAAAAGGATTTGCTTCTTGTCAAGCAGGACTTAAATGGTTTACAAGTAAAGGCAAGATAGTCCCAGTGGGTAAAGCCCAGCCTGGAGATATAGTTTTCTTTCAATTCGATGCGGATGCAGAGGCTGACCACGTTGGTATCTGTGCTAGTAACGATGGAAAGAAATACCTTACGGTCTATGAGGGTAATACCTCAGGGGATAATAAGGGCAGTCAATCAAACGGAGATGGTGTGTATCTAAAAAAACGTGCCTACTCCCTAGTAATGGGCGTTGCTCGCCCTTAAGGATGGAATATGAATACAGATAAACTAAAAGCAATCGCAATTACCTATGTTCGTGCTGCTGTTGCAGCAGTAACTGCTTTGTACCTTGCTGGTACAACTGACCTAAAGACACTAGCATTAGCAGGTGTCGCTGCTGTAGCAGGACCAGTCCTAAAGGCATTGGACCCATCAGCAACAGAATTTGGTGTCAACAGTAAGTAATTAAGTACCCCTAATAGGGCCTACAAGGCCAATTAGAGACACAAATAACCCCCCGACCAGTAGATATACTGGGAAGGGGGTCTTTTGTCGTTCTATCTCGTGTTTTATTATCTCTATTATAGACCCCTTCAGGGTCTTATATATTATTACATATCTAAGTATACACTTAATATTAATCTATGTAGGGAGGCAAACTTTAACTGCCTACCTTTATCCACAACCTGATGTGATATACTACTGCTATGACTATACAACTAGATGAATACATATTACCTGAACATATATCTTACTCTGCATTTACTACATACATTGACTGTGGTTATCAGTATTACCTAGGTCGATTGCTACAATTACCTGAAGCCCCCTCTGTTTGGTCAGTAGGTGGGTCATCATTTCATACAGCCACTGAGATGTGGGATAGGGAGAACCTATGATTAGTGTAGTTAACGAAGAGGGTGGCATTACTACCATGCAATGGGAAACTTATAATACTATTATGCGTGAACGATATATTGATGGCTTAAAAGAAACTTGGGTTGTGGCTGTTGGTTCTATTAATTCTCTTATTGATAAGACAACAGATGAGACAGAACTTACTGGATTACTTCATGCTAAACTAGCACTTAAGGAGGCACTAAGTGAGCACCGCTCAAAGTTTATGGGATAGTGCTTGGCTTAAAGAAGCAGAAGGTGTTGACTTAACATTTGCTCGTGTTGGTGGTAGAACATCTAAAGCATTTCCTGATAGGGAGAATGTAGATTTCTGGCAACAGACAGGACCTGAATGGGTTCAGTCTTATATTAATTGGCGTATTGCTAATACAGATTGGAAAATTTGGTATACTCCTGAAGGCGCACCTGCCATAGAGTTGGGGTTAACTCCTATTTTTGCTGGCATACCAGTGAAGATGGTTCTCGATAGAGTGTTTGAAGTCAATGGTGAGTTGGTCGTGGTTGACCTCAAGACTTCACAACAAACCCCAACTAGTACTTTACAACTTGGCTTCTATAAACTAGGACTCAAACAAATCTTTGGTATAGATATTAAGTACGGTGCTTACTGGATGGCAAGACAAGAAGGTACCTCTAGTATGGTAGACCTTAGTACTTATACAGAAGAGAAACTTGAATACCTTGTCGCCTCCTTTGATAAGGCACGCAAGGCTGGTATATTTATTCCTAACACAAACAACTGCAATCGTTGTGGACTTACAGAACACTGTCAGTTCACCTCGAAGAAATGAGAAAAATGGCAAATGAAGACTGGAAACTACAGGTTTCCTACAAGACACCATCAGGTGATATGATAAACGTACGTGCTAATACTGCTGATGAACTATCAGTATTGTTAGAGGGCGTAGGAGATTACTCCACACAGATTGCTGCTACTCAGCAGAAGATAGTGGGTTCATATAACTTAAACCCTTTATCGACATCGAGTTCCACTACAGGCACAAGGCCCTCGAGTTACTCCGCACCAACCCCAGTGTCAGCAGTATCAGGTACAGCAGCGCCAGTGTGCAAGCACGGAGCCCGTATATGGCGAGAAGGAATCAGTAAGGCAAGTGGTAAACCATATGCTTTCTGGGCTTGTCCATCTCCACAAGGAACATCTGACCAATGCAAGCCAGTAAATTAAAAGACTGGCATAAATCTTTTTACGGAACTAGAAAGGAACCAGGATGCGTACACTTGTCAGAAGCGTTGGCCGTGCCAGTATTGGTGGGGAACCATTACCATCGTGCTTCAAAGCATTTGAATCAAACAAGATTATCATCCGTCGGTCTGAAGTTTCTATGTTTGCAGCAGCACCAGGAGTTGGAAAGTCAACACTTGCACTAGCATTAGCATTAAAGATGAAGGTGCCAACACTTTACATATCTGCTGATACTAATGCACATACTATGGCTATGCGTTTAGCCTCTATGATTTCTGGAAAAAACCAAACAGATGTAGAAGGGATGCTACATTCTGATGTTGGTTGGACTAAGGCTACTCTATCCAAGAGTAGCCATATAGTCTGGTCCTTTGAATCAGCACCGACATTACAAGATATTGATGAAGAAGTCCAAGCCTTTGAAGAACTATGGGGTTGTTCTCCTACACTTATTATAGTAGATAACCTAATGGATGTAGCCACCGATGGTGGTGAAGAGTTCGCTTCAATGAGAGCGATAATGAAGGAGTTAAAATATCTTGCTCGTGCTACTAATTCGGCTGTTGTCGTTCTTCATCACACTAGTGAGGCTGTGCTTGGGACACCGTGTCAGCCACGCTCTGCTATCCAGGGTAAGGTGGCACAACTACCAGCGCTTATATGTACACTTGGTGTGGTCGGAACTTCAATGGGTGTTGCTCCAGTCAAAAACAGATACGGAAGAGCAGACGCAGGTGGAGGATTGATGACTTGGATTGCATTCAATCCTGAGTATATGTTCGTTGATGATATACCAGAAAATAATTAATGATAATAGAATTAAATAAAGATGAGGTTAGAGTATGCACTATGCTTGCCGTAGAGAGATGGCTAACTAAGTTTGGTTCTACTGACCAACCTAACTATGCACAAGGTAAAGCAGACGGCAGACTAGAGCCTGAGATTAACGCTAACATACGGGCTAATGTATGTGAGTGGGCTGTTGCTAAGCATTACAATCTTGCTTGGAACAATCCTTGGTATCCAAATGCTTTACATAAGAAGCGTTACCCACTACCTGATGTTGGAGAAAACCTAGAGGTAAGGTCTATTAGAACTCAAGATAGTATAGCATTCTGGGGTAAGGATAAAGAGAAGGTTATAGTTGGAACTAAATGTTTAGACCTAGAATATTTTTCTAAGGTAGAAATATTTGGTGTTGCATATCCCGAAGAGTTCATGAAGCCTGAATACTATGACAAGTATATAAATGGTTGGCGTATACCAATAGATGGGTTCACACATGAGTAGTTATGGTAAACGCAAGGGTGCTACCTTTGAGACTAGTGTAGTTAAATGGCTACGTCTTAAAGATATATTAGCAGAACGATTGACTAAGGCTGGTGCTAAAGATGAGGGTGATGTAGTTGCTTTCTTAGATGGAGCAGCAAACATACTAGAACTAAAGGCAACAAAGAAGTTAGACTTACCACAGTTCTGGCGTGAGGCTGAGGTAGAGGCAGAGAATTATGCTAAGGCTAGAGGATTAAAAGAAGTACCATATAAATTTGTAGTAGTTAAACGTAGGCAAGCAGGTATAGACAAGGCTTGGGTGGTGGAAGACTTTGAACAATGGACTAAGAGGGCAGGCAAATGACTTACCAAACATACGAGAAATACTCATCCACTATGGAGCGAGTATACGACAAGAACACGGGCAGGCTAATATCAAATGCCCTTTCCACTCGGACACTCATCAATCAGGAAGCGCTAATCTCGACGATAACATATTCATATGCTTCGCCTGTGGAGTCCAAGGTAATAGTTTACAAATTGTCGCACAACAAGAAAGGGTAGACATACGTGAAGCAAAGTCAATTGCAGAGGGAATTGTTGGGACAAGCAGCACTACGGTACGGGGCAAACATTTATCAGGCAGAGGATTACCTCAGAAGCAGAGGTATAACAATGGAAGCGGCACGACTGGCACGATTCGGCGTAGTAGGGGAGGCTGAGATTGGACATGAACAATTCCAAGGAAGGTTATCGATACCGTATATTACCAAGACTGGTACAGTCGATATTCGTTTTCGTTCTCTTAATCCTGCTGTTGAACCTAAGTACATGGGATTAACTGGAGCCGAAACTAAGATGTATAATGTATTAGACATAGAAAAAGCGGGAGATTTTATAGGAGTGTGTGAGGGTGAACTTGATACAGTTACTTTATCTAGTTGCATTGGTATACCTTGTGTCGGTGTACCTGGTGCTAACAGTTGGAAGAAACATTACACCAGGTTACTCGCTGACTTTGAAAGAGTATTTGTATTTGCAGATGGAGACCAACCAGGAAAAGAGTTTGCCAATAGTTTGGCAAGGGAGTTGCCCGTCACTATCGTGCAGTTGCCAGACGGAGAAGATGTGAACAGTGCATATGTTAAGTATGGTGCTGATTATATAAGAGATAAGGCAGGGCTAAATGGATAACAAGGTACCTCCTTGCCCTGAATGTGGTGAGCAGTTTGATAATGTATTCCAAGCAACTGACCACTTACTAGAAGATGATGAAGAGTTTGACCCATCTTTAATCTTACCTAATGGTTCTAGATTAATGATAGGTTCTTTACTTAGGTGTCTGTATAAATATGCAGAGCGACCAGAACAGGTAAAGGTTATAACCCAGTCTGCATATATGACATTGTTTACGGCAGAAACACAGCCCGAAGCAATCAAAGATATAGTAGAAGAGATGATAATAAAATCACAGATGATGGAAATAGATGACGAAATCAAACAACTACTTGAAGGAGGAGAGTGAAGAATGGCAGATTATAACCCACTTGGAAAATCAAGGTTTCCATATAACACAGGCAAAGAAGATGGATGGGAAACTCGTAGTTACCCTGACAGTATCTCTTTTGAATCAGCCGTAGCACAAACCTTTCAAGAACTATTAGATTTATTATTGTCTAAACATAAAGATTACGGACCAAAGAATATATCTGAAGCACCAGGTGGTGCATTGAATGGACTCAGGGTTCGTATGCATGATAAGTTGGCTCGTATAAATAACTTATATGATAGCCAATCTAATCCTGAACACGAGTCTCTTGAAGATTCTTTCAAGGACATGGCAAACTATGCAATCATAGGATTGCTAGTACTAAGGGGGCAATGGGACCAATGATTGAATTAATGTTAATGATGTTTCAATTAGAACTTTTATCTTTACTATCTTTCCTTGTAACATTACTGGGAATAAATTAAGGGGAACTAATGAAAACAATAGAGGAATCAATAGATTTAACTAATCAAAAAATATATTCTTTACTACAAGAAAATCCAGTAGAAAATCTGGAAAGTATAAAAGAACTCACACGTATTATACAGAGGTTAAGTCGTTCTAGAATGGTGGGATAATGAAGGTTATAGTCTGCGTGTCTGACTTACAGGTACCATACCACGACAGGAAGGCAGTCTCAGCGCTGTCTAATTTCATAAAGAAATATAAACCTGACGAGGTAGTATCTGTTGGGGATGAGATGGATATGCAGACTATCTCAAAATGGAGTAAGGGTACTGACCTAGAACACGAGAAGTCTATTGCTAGAGATAGAGATGAGACTCATCGTGTGCTTGAATCATTAAAGATTAAACATATGATTAGAAGTAATCATACAGATAGATTGTTTAATACAATTAGAATGAGAGCACCTGGTCTTGCTGGTTTACCTGAGTTAGAGTTAAAGAACTTCTTAAAACTTGATGACTTAGGTATTACATATCACGAGAGACCATATGAACTAGCACCGAATTGGTTGTTACTACATGGTGATGAAGGTAATGTGCAACCTACTGCTGGTGCTACTGCACTTGGATTAGCCAAGCGTGCTGGTATGTCCGTTGTGTGTGGTCATACGCACCGTGCTGGCTTGACACATTACACTCAGTCATACTTTGGTGGCACACCTAAGACTATATGGGGTCTAGAGACTGGTTGTTTAATGGACTTTAAGTTCGCTAAATATATCAGAGGTGGATTGTTTACATGGCATAAAGGATTCGGTGTTTTATATGTTGATGGGAATAAGATTACCCCACAATTAGTTCCAGTTAATATGGATGGTTCATTCGTATTTGATAAGAAGGTGTGGAAGTAATTGGATTGGAATAGTATTGAGAAGTGGGATTACATTGTAACAGCGGTTGCATCGGACTATCATAGGAAGTTTAGTATGGTAGAACGAGAAGATATAAAGCAATCGCTGTACCAATGGTTTGCTGAGCACCCAAACAAACTTAAAGATTGGGAAGCAATAGGGGATAAGGATGCAAAGAACTTAATCTATCGTTCACTTCGCAACCAAGCATTAGATTACTGTCAGAGATGGAAGGCTAAGAGCCTTGGCTACGACATGTCTGACTTACATTATTATGATTCTGAAATTATAGAAGCATTACTACCACCCGTATTGCGTGGTGAGTATGGTGTTACACACAAATTAAATCTTGGATTTACTGGTAAGCCATCTGCCCCTGCCGAAGGTGGCAACCTAACTATTATGATGTTAGAGATTGACTCAGGCTACTGGAAGTTAAACAAAGAAGATAGAAATATTATATCTTTACGCTTCGCAGAGAACCTAGACTTCGGCGAGATGGCAAACATACTAGAACTTGGTACTGATAGTGCCGCACGAATGAGACTTAAGCGTTCCATTAGTAGGCTGATAAATAAAATAGGTGGGTATAAACCTTTCCGTGATATAGATTCACCCGATAAAAACGAGAGTGAAGAAGATAATATAGAACAAACTGACATACATTCCGATACAGATAAGGGGAATAAGAACGGGAGCGATGAAGAATAAAAATCTAAATAGAATATTACTCATCACCCTCCCGTTGAATAGAACCCAGTCCCCTTGAAATGAACTGGGTTTGCTTGATACTCTCTAATCATTTCTCTATTACATTGCGGACACTCGGCTAAGTCATCTCGTTCATCAACGCTACGACTTAGTTCTAGTAGTGTCTTATCGTCTTGACATCTGTAAGAATAGGTAGGCATTACTTATCCTTATGGGCAATTGTTATCTTACCCCAGCGTTTACTTGTGCTCATATAGTTTTTCTTAAACTTAGAGCGTTTCCATTTTTTTAATGGCTTTATTACTGATGGCATTAACCTATCTTCTTTGCTTTCGGATTCCAACCAGAGTACAACCAGCCTAGTGAAGTACCAGAGTAATCTATTTTATTATACTCTTGTCTAAACATTTCAATGGCTTCTTCTTTTGTATCTGTTTCGAATTCACCTACTGTTTTAAGTGATATCTTAGTTCTTACTTCATATATTGGCATTACATTTCCTCATCTTCTGGTGTTGGTGCTGTTGCAAGAGTGCCACATAGAGCGCACTCCATATCTATGAAATACATATCTATCTCGCCAGTCTCGTCATCAAACACAGTCTTTACATTCCATATGTTACAACCACAAGGACACACAGTAGTGGCTCTACCGCGTATGTCCATCGCTGATTTGTAATCAGGTTTAAGTTGTGTGATATGCTTCGGCTCGTCGATTAGTAGTATCCTTTCTTATTAAAGAACTTCCACGCTTGGCAAGGTGTGTGATACCTGTTATAGATATAAGATAATCCTCTATCTATTTGCTTAGGCGCAGGAGTTTTGGGGTCAAGCCCTAATAACTGTGGAATACCTCCAGCATTTTTACCCATAACTTTTACTTTGTTGTATGCGTTGGGTCTCCAATTGCTTTCTTTAGTCCACAGTTTATTAAGGCAAGACCATTCTTTGTACTGCCACTCGTATAGTTTATCCTGAGCATAGGCTTTACTATCCATTACTGTCCAACCTTCGGCTACATCTCCGTGAGATGGCTTTAGTTCATCAGTTGAAGTAGCAAGCCTGATACCTAAGATAAGTATTAGCCCCGCGCTAAGTGACAATACAAATATTCTTCTCAAGTTAAACCTCTTCCGCTATTACATCTGCCCCTGTTGGCGCATCAAACTCAGACACTTCCCATTCTCTGTATGGTGCGTCTATGGCTAACTCTATTGCCCTGTCTATATCATACTCTGATATATGGTAGACTAAGGTAGCCGTAGTCTTGATGGTAATCTTATAGTTAGTCAAGTTCATTATCAAACAACCCTTCTACATTGGTGTCACTAAAGAACTCTTCGTAGGTGATATAGACAAGGTCATCTAATTCTCTGATAAGAAAACTTATCTTATCACTATCCCAACCCTTTACCATATCAGCAGTAATAACTCCCTGCCAAACTACATCGTTATCCATTATATCCCCTCTCTTTTATAGTGCGTCTGACCTTATGGGCAAACGATACCTTCTGCTTGACAAGAGAGTTCTTTGTAACTCTGCCCATCATAGCCAATCTTTCACCTGCCATAGTGCCACCATATATACCGAAGTATAGTTGCTGACCATGCTTGCCTAGTTCTAGGCAGTCATCTTTAGCAGGACAATTCTTACATACAGATAGTGCTTTGATAGCCTTATCTACTTCTAGTTTAGTTGCTTGTGAACTACCATTAACAGAACTATTAGGGTCAGTTATGTCTACTTCACCAGCGAACCACATATCAGGGTCATCACTTCCAACGCATAACCCCTTGCTTAAATCTAAGTCTGTGTCATCAAACTTATAATCGAATACAGTATATGGTTTTTTAGTTATGTATTCCATAGTTCCATAATATACCTTGTAATGCTACGCTTAGTTCTGTTGTTAACTCTTTTACCTGCTCATCACTTAGGTCAGCAACATCAGACTTTTTTAATGACGCTTCCCATAACATAATGTCCTTGTAAAATCTGCGGTCTGTTCTTACTTCCATTGTAGTTCCTCTCTGTGTTGGTGTAGGTGGGGCGGTTACCCCACCCACAATTAACTAGTTTATTATGGGCGGAATACTACTGAAGTATAACCTTCTAGGCGTGAGTGCTTGGCGATTAAGCCCTTCTCACCAGTCAAGTGTTTATACTTGCCATTACCTAGTGATACCCATACGGACTTAGGCTTGAACCTAGTCTGTGTTGGTAGTGCTTTAAGTATAGTTCCCTTAGGCTCATAGCCATTAACACTAGCCACATCAAA